CCAGTTCTGGCGGCGGGCGAAGTGTTCCCAGGCGGCGGCCTGCAGGGTGAGTTCCTGGGTGGCGGCAAAGGCGCGGGCCTGCTCGACATCGATCTCGCCGGCGGAATAGGCCGCAAAGATCGGCGGGTGCAGTTCGCCGAGGCGCGCCTGCTGGGCGACCCAGTCGCTGCTCTGGCCAAGGTTGCGCGAGATCTCGCCGATCGACATCCCGAGGCCGCGCAGCCGCGCGATCGCGGCGTGGACTTCGTAACCCTGAAGGTCGCGGCGCAGCAGGTTTTCCGACAGCGACAGCAGCACGATCTGCTGATCGGACAGATCCTTGATCACACAGCGGATCGGGAAATCGGCGGGCAGATCGCCGCCTGCGATGGCAAGCCGGATCGCGCGCCAGCGCCGCCCCCCGGCCAGCACGCCGAAGCTGGCGGCCGGCATTGCGCCGGTCACCGGGCAGGTCTTTGACCGCTTCGCCCACTTCGCGCCGTCGGGCGCGGGGTGGATCAGCAGCTGCTCAAGCAGGCCCTGTGCCACGATGGAGGCGGACAGGGCCTCGACCGCGTTGGCGTCGCTTTCGTCGTAGCGGACGTTGAGCGGGGAGATCGCCAGATCGGCGAGGGTGAGGTGGATGGTGGCTTCAGGCGGCGCCAAAGGCGGGGACTTGGTCATGGGCGGCGTTCCAGTTCTGGCAGGGGGCAACCGGGGTGGAGGATGGTGACGACGGTCTCTTCGCGGATCACGGCGTGGTGGCCGCTGGGCAGCTTCACCAGCGGCGCGCCGATCTGGACGGCGAGTTCGAAGGTGGGGCCGGAAAGGGCGGCGAAGATCTCGCTGTCGGGCAGATCGGCGACCCGCTCGCGGTAGCGATCCATCGCGTGGCGGGAGACGGTGATCGGCTCAGGCATTTTTGCCGCCTACCGCTGCGCTGCTTAAAGCGTTTCTGTCGCCTACCGCTGCGCTGCTTGAGGCAGGGCCGCTCTCCCGGAAGGGGAAGTGGACATGGTCGGGGAACTGGAACTGGCGGATGAGGCCTTTGCGCGGTCCAAACACGGCGCCGTGCTGGGCGAGGTGCATGCGCACTTCCTGCTGCCAGACCTTCTGCGCCCAGCCACGGCTCCAGCCCTGTCCTCGCAGCACCTTGCGGCGCTGCTGGATCGTGGCGTCGGCGGGCAGGTCCGCGACCAGCTCCGCGATCCGCTGCCGGGCCCGGGCGCGCCAGACGCTCATCCGCCGAACGCCTTCGCGAGCGCCAGCGCGGCGGTGAGAGCGATTGCAGTGGCCAAGCCGAGGGCGGCGACCCGGAGGCGCTGGTCGCGGCTGATGCGCGCCTGATAGGCGGCCCGGCTGGCCTCGACCTCACGGCGGTGCTGGTTTTCGTCGAAGGGCGGGCGGGTGGTGTGGGCGGCCATCACTGGTGCTCCCGGATGGTTTCATGGGGGAGGGCGGGCTGGCGCTCGCGGCGGATGAGGGCGGTGAATTCCGCCTCGGCTGCGGTCGCCTCGTCGGCGCGGGGGTTGAGTTTGCGGAAGGCGGAAGCGGTGAAGAATTCACCCGGCCACCCGGCAAAGGCGAGCGTGAGCACCTGCCCGCCGGGCATGAGGCCGTCGCGCACGATCTTGACCGCAGTCACCCGCATGACCTGACCGTGGCGCGGACCGTTGGCCGGCGTGCCGAGCGGCAGCGTGACCCAGTGGCCCATGGTGACGCGCTCAGCCCAGTCGCCGACCTGCCAGGCCTCGGCATCCCCTTTGCCCGAGCGGCGCGCGAAGAAGCTGAAGAACTTCACAGCAGGCCTCCCGCAACGAAAGTCAGGGCGCAGGCGAGAGAGATCAGCAGCATGCGGTCGCGGTGCTCGCCCGGAGGAAAGGCGGGCTCGTCCGGCTCGAGGTTGGCGGTGGCTGCAAAGGCCAGAACGCCAGCGAGAGCGCAAAGCGCGCAGGCGGCAAGGATTGTGGTGAAGGTCACGAGGCGGTCCTCCGTTCATTGCGCCACCGCGCGAAGGCGGCAGCGTGGGTGGGGCACAGGTCCTTTTCGGGGGCGGGGGAGGTGGTGCAGCTGGCGCAGATCGGGGCGTCGCAGGTGCCGGAGCCGGTCGCCTTCATCTTCCAGTCGCACAGCACGGTGGCGGGCTTGCCGCAGGCGCAGCGCTGGCGCGGCCCACGCCCGCAGACGATGGCATGACCGCCGCCAGGGAGAGGGACGCGCTCGCAGGGCATCAGGCCATCCCCAGCGCGTTCTTGTAGGTTTCGAGGATCATGTCCTGTTCGGAGCGATCGTCGGGCTTCATCTTCCGAAGCTTGACGATCTGGCGCATGATCTTGGGGTCGTAACCGACCGCCTTGGCTTCGTTGTAGACGTCGCTGATGTCGTCAGCGATGCCCTTCTTTTCTTCCTCGAGCCGCTCGATGCGCTCGATCAGCAGGCGGAGGCGATCGTCGGATGCGTCAGCCACGGGCCTGCCCTCCGATGTTGCGGATTTCATGGTGGAGGCCTGCTGCTGCGGCGGCGTGTTGCAGGCCTTCCGTCAGCAGCTGGAGGTCGTGGGCGAGCAGAGAGGTTGCGGGACCGATGGCTGTCGTCGCGATCCGCCAAGATGACGCGCGGTCGATCACCTCAAGCATCGCGCGGCGGCCGGTTTCGGCGGCGTGGCAGGCCAAGTCGACGATCTCTTCGACCGCCTCGAGTGGCATGTTGGGGGTGCGTTCGGCGCGCATCTGAAGAAGCTGCGCCCGCAACTGGGCCTTCGGGTAAGGGGCGAACCCCATGGTGGCAAATTCAGCTCGCATCAGTTCTCTCCGTTGGTGGGGACGACACGCAGGAAGGGCGTGGCGGCGGGGGTGTGGCGTGCATCTTCCCTGCGGCTGATCCGGTGCATCCGGTCGCCCAGCTCGCGCAGCTGCTCGGCGATGCTCGGGCCGTCCCGACCGACCGAGCGGAAGGCGTCGGGGGTAAGGCGCTCCAGCTGCTGTTCGCAGGCGCTGCAGATCTCGCCGCCGAAGTGGCAGGCGCTGGCGCCGAGCGCGGCGGTGGGGCCGACGTGGAGGACGCAAGGGTCGTGGAAGCTGCAGGCGCAGATCCGGCACAGGCCTTCGACCCGGTAAGGATCGCCCGAGCGGTCGCAGTCGACCAGGTGCAGGTAGAGCGACACGTCAAGCGGGACGAAGGCGCGGATCAGTTCGATCCGTTCGCGCGAGTGGTGCAGGCTGCCCGCCTCGGCCGAGGCCAGCGTCAGGCGCAGGCGGCGGAAGTCGCTGTCGGCCCGGCTGGTGCCGAAGCCGGTCAGCAGCAGCAGCTCGTGGGCCAGCGTGGACAGGGTGTAGCCTGCCATTTCTCGGCGACGTTCGAGGTAGGTTCCGGGGGGCATGCGGGCCTCCATTCGGGCAGCAGAAAGCCGCTCCGGGAAGCGCGGGCGCTCACGGGTGCGGCGGGAAGATCGGGAAAGTGGGGCCGGGGTGCGCCTTCGGTTTACTTGCCGCCCGTTGCGCTGGTGCGGAAAGTGGCGCGCCCCGGCCCCGAGGCAGGCGGTGCATTTGGTGTCCTATCGCTTCGCTACTTGAGGACGATAAGACCCACCACCATCGGGGCCGCCCGGGATCAGGGCGGCTGAGCGTTCTCCCCGGAGAGAAGGGGGAGAATGTCGCGCAGTTCCTCGAAAGCCTCGGCGGCCTCGCGGAAGGCGTTGCGGCGATCGGCGACGCTGGCGCCGGGGCGCGCAGCAGCCACGATCGCGGCGTGGGCTTCGCCGCCTTCCTTGATCACCGCCTGCACACGATCGAGCAGGGCATACTGGTCAACGAAGCGCGCGGCGTCGGCGAGATCGAGCGCTGTGGCGTAGGCTTCGAACAGCGGCGAGCCTTCGCCCCCGTTCGCGCGGAAAGCGAGATCGAGATCGATCGCGGCGGGGAAGGGGATTTGCTCCGACCTGTCCGGGTCCATCCACGCCCGCACCGTGCCGGGCTGGCGGTGGGCGACGGTGGCCATGGTCTCGACCCCGCCCGGCAGCTGCACGGCAATGCGCTGGAGCGCCTGTTCGATGGAAAGCGGGGTGCGAACCTTAGTCATGTTCTTGTCGCCCCTATCGCTGCGCTACTTGAGGGGCACTGGAACGCAGCACCCAGATTGCAGGTGAGCGGGCGCGGGCGCCGTGAGAGGGTGGCCGCGATGATCATGCGGCGATTCCTGACAGCGGGTCCGAAGGTGAACCGCCGGTCTCTTCACTCAGGGGGGGGGAAGTGGGCGAGACCGGCGGCTGCCCGGCGGCATACCGGGCTGGGGGGGCGGGGGTTTCAAGCGGGTAGAGATCGGGGCGCAGGTCGTGGCGGGAGATGCCGAACGCCTGCTCGACCGGAATCACAAATTTCGCCGGCAGTTCGTTGCCGCGCGCCAGCCAAGTCGCCACAGTCGACTGCGCAATCCCGAGCTTTCTCGCGAGCGCAGTCTGTCCGCCGGCTGCCCGGACGGCTTTGGCTGCGGATGTTTCAAGGCGCGATTCATGCGGCATGTGACTCGTCTAATCGCATAGGCGATATAAGTCAATCGCATGTGCGCAATTTCTCGGATAACGCATTTGCGTTACTGGTTGCCCATGACATTGCGTGACCGGATCAGGGAACGGCTTGCCGCGATCGGCATGAAGCAGATCGATTTGGTGCGCAGCTCAGGCGTGCCGCAGTCAACGCTCGCCTCGATCTTCCAGCGCGACACACGGACAACGCCTCACCTGATGAAGTTGGCGGCGGCGCTCCGAACCACGCCTGCCTATCTGCTAGGCGAGACCGACGACCCTGAGGCTGAGGGTGCGGAGGCAGTGCTATCGCAAGAGGAGCAGCAGCTTGTCATTGGCCTGCGGCGGCTCACTCGCGAGGATTTTGAAACGGTGGCGGGGCTAGTTTACCGGCTGGCCGAGCCGCAGGCGGGATGGGTCTATCGCGCAGAAAACGACGAGCCCTCACGCACGTTTCACGACGCTCAGGACAGCTACAATGCAGTGGGGCCGAGCCGGAAATGGGGCGATTGATTGGCTGAAAGGGAGGGTCGCATGAAGTTTCTGAAGCAGACTATGAAGACGTACCGCCAGCTGTCCAAGGCTGCCGCTGCGGCCGAGAAGCTGGTCTCGTCGACCAAGCCGAAGGATGCGCCGAAGCGGGAACCGCGCAAGGTAAAGGCAGCGCCAAAACAGGTCGATGGCAAGTTCTACCCGGTCGGCATCGTCGGCGAGAAGAGCTATCAGCGCGAGATTGCGCGCCTGCGCGAAGGCCAGCAAGTGATGCTTTGGCACGAGCCCGGCAACCCTTATGACGACCGGGCGGTTGCGGTCGCCATGATGGACGGCTCGACCATTGGCTACCTCGCCCGCGATCACTGGCTTCGCGATGTGCTGCTCGACGAAGACAAGCCGTTCACGGCTTGGGTGCTTCGTTTAGCGAAGGAGGGTTCAGCGACCGGCGTCGTGCTGGAGGTGACGCTGGAGGGCAAGCCGTTGCGGGAGCGGGACTTCAGGCCGAGTTAGGCGACCGCATTGATCCCCCACTTCCCCGCGATTCTGTGATGCGGTAGAGGGTTAGCGGGGGCTTTGAGGTGTTGGGTGCCGGTGCGCGGTGGTGATGATGGTGCTGACCCGCCGCTGCGGCTGGCGCCGGAGATGGCCAGCTTTCGCGCGCTGGTGCTGGCCTTTGTCACCGAGTACCTGACCCGCTGGGGGCAATCGCCCAGTTATGGCGAGATCGCGGCGGGGCTGGGCAGCAACCGCACGCGGGTGAAGCGGGCGGTGGTCTCTCTGGAGAAGGCGGGGCTGCTGCTGCGCAATTCCGGCACGCGCGGGCTGGCCTTGCCCGACGAGATCGAGCGCGCGCGCCAGACGCTGGCCCGGGCGGGGCTGCTCGAGGCTGACCGGCGCGCAGAGGCCGCAAGCGCGACCGCGCGCCCGCAGCTGCTCGCGCGAAGCGCGGAACGCAGCGAGGATGAGGGGGCGGAGGCCCCCTCACCAACAAGGAGCGTTACAAATCCGACCCTGCTTCCGCCGGCGGAGCTCGATTATCCTGCGGCTCGTGATGGCCAGCGGGAGCAGCGGACGGATGGGACTTCAGGCGGCGGCGATTGACGGTCGGGATTGGTGGGGGCGGGCGCATCCTGTGCGCTGGGCCGAGGAGATGGAGCTGCGGGCCGAGGCAGCGCGCGTGGACCGGTGGCGCAAGCATGAGGCGCACGGCACGCCCGAAACGCTGCTGAAGGCCGGGCGGGTGCAGCAGGGCGCGCTGGCGCGGCTGTTCATGAACGGGCACCTGTCGATCGACCAGCTGGCCTGGGCGCAGGAGATCCGCGTCGTCGCCGAGCGGATCGGGCGCGATGTGGCGATCGGGAGCCTCAGCCTTGAAACGCGGGTCGACAATGGCCGCGATCTGACTGCGCGCGCGTTCGAGAGCCTGGGGCGGGTGCGGGCCGAGGTTGCCTATGGCCGCTGGCGCGCCGGGCTGGCGCGATCCCGGCACGGCGCGGCGCCGGTGCTGGCGATGATCGTCGAGGATCGGGCCTGCCGGGCGGTTGCGCGGGCGTTCCGGATGCGCGATGTTGCGGCGCGGCGGCTGCTGGTCGATGCGCTGGATGCCTGGCCGGGGTGCTATTCCGACGCGGCCGACCGGGTGAGCGCGGATGATCTGGCGGCGGTGGAGCATAGGTTGGCGTGAAGAGCTGGAGCGATTCCTTCAGGCGGCGGGTGGAGCGGCGGCGGCAAGCGCGCCGGGTGCAGCAGCTGATCATCACCTTTCAGGGCCTGCCGTTCGAGGGTCCGATCTTCCCTGGCATGGTGACTGGTGAAGAGTTGGCGCCGTGGCAGGCCGATCTGATCGAGCGGCTCTTGGCTCAGCGCAGTATTCTGGAAATGCGGGCGCGCCTTTTCGGGCGCCACGGCAAAAGCAAATTCGAGGAGGCCTTGCGCTTGCTGAACTGATCGGCCCGCAGGGCCGCAAGCGCGACCGCGCGCCCGCAGGCGCTCGGGCTTCAGCCCGAAGCGCGCCGAGGATGCCAGCGTGGAGGCGCTGGCACAAAACGAACAGCGTTACAAAATAGACCCTCCCGAATCGTGACGCTTTGGGCCAGAAACGACCCCGCCACAGGTCCGTCCCGGCCTGATGTACCCCCCCGCAAGCCCGCCGGCGCTACCCAGCGTTCGGCGGGTTTGGTGTTTCCGGAGCCCTCCCGATGGCCAATGCCCCGACCAGTGCCGGGCTGGCGCAGCTGCTGCGCGCCGAGATTGATGCGCTGGATGCGGTGCTGGGCGAGATTGAGGGGCAGGGCGTCCGGTCCGCGGTGCATTTCGATGATCTTGAGCAGCGCGCCTCTGCGGCCGCGCGCGGGGTGCGGGATGCGTTTCGCAAGGGGGTTTTGCGCTGATGGCACCGCCCTCAAGCAGCGAAGCGGTAGGGCAGACGAAAACGCCCCGCGATCCCGATCCGTTCGAGCCGCTCGATCTCGATGCCTTGCTGGCTGTCGCCGAGAGCGGCGAGGGTGACCGCGCGGTGATCAGCCGGGCCTGGCTGCGGCGGGCGCATCTGGAGCTGACTGCTGCCCGGGCTGCGCATGCCGCGCTGGCGCGGGCCTATGGAGGATTGCCGCGTTGACCCTTGCCCTTGCCGCGCCGCCGCGTCCCAATCGCCGCAAGACTCTTGCCGAGCGGCTGGCGATGGCGCTGTCAGCGCTGGGCGGGCATGAGGGTGTGATCCTCAGCCATGCCGAAAGCGCCTGGGCCTCGATCACCTTTGCTGGCACGCGGCACAAGGTGGTGATGCGGTTCGAGGGGATCGAGGCGGTGGAAGCGGGCGAGCAGCTGGTGGAGCTGTTGCCCGAGCATGAATTCACGATTCCCGGCCAGCTGGTGGCCGATGCCTGTGTGACCAAGGTCGAGCACCTGTTCGGGCCGGTCGAGACTTTAACCGTGACGGCCGAGCTGCTGTTGCTGGAGGAAGGGTGATGGCCGACGGGGCCATTCGCGCGCCGCGCAGTCTGACCGAGGCGCAGCGGCTCTGCGAGCAGTGGGCCGGGCTTGATGGCGAGATTGCAGCGATCGAGGCGGCGCGCGATGCTGCGATTGCGGCGGCCAATGCCGAGGTCGACAAGGATCTGTCGCCGCTGGTCCAGCGCCGCGCGGCGATCGAGGCCAAGCTGGCGCCCTGGTGGAAGGACAATGCGCAGCTGCTCACCAAGGGCAAGCGCAAGTCGGCCGAGCTGGGCGGGGCGATGCTGGGCACTCGGGTAGGCAAGGGCCGCGTCACTGTTGCCGGCGCGGTCGACGCCGTCGTCGAAGCGCTGCGCAAGAACCGCACGCTGGGCCGGCTGTTCGTGCGGCCGAAGTTCGAGCTGGACAAGGCCAAGGTCACCGAGGGTCTGAAGGGCAAGCATGCCGACGCGCTGAAGGCGCTGGGGCTGGGTTTCGAGCCGGGTGCGGAGACCTTCTACATCGAGCGCACCGGGCAGGCGGGCACGCCAGGAAAGCTTGGGGCCAAGGTGCAGCCGTGAAGGCGACCCAGCTGCCGGCGGTGATGGATCTGATCGCGCGGCGCCAGAAGCTTGAGGCGATGCTTGATGCGGCGGATCTGGGGCTGATCAACCTTTCGGTCGGGGCGGCGATAGCTGGGCCCGATGTGGTGGCCGTCGTGCGGCCGGTGATCATGGCCGAGGTTCGCGCGCAGATCGCTCATGTCGACAGGAATTTGCAGGCGCTCGGCGTCGAGGTGGATTGATGGCCGAGCGGCCTCCGGTGTTCCGGCCTCCGGGCTGGCGGGAAAGGGAGCCGTGGGAGCGGCGCGTGACCTATCGGGACAAGCGGGTGCGCGGGCGGGCCGGGCAGCGGATGCGGGCGCAGGTGCTGCTCGAGGAGCCGTTCTGTCGCTTGTGCTTGGCTGAGGGCAAGCGGGTGCAGGCGACGGTGGTCGACCACATCGTGCCTCTGGCAGCGGGCGGGGATAACTCGCGCGGGAACCAGCAGGGGCTGTGCGTTCCGTGCCACGATGCCAAGTCGGCGCGGGAGCGGACCGAGGCTCAGCATGGGGGGGGTGGATCGATCTCTGGGGGCGATCACTAGGGACACCGCCGCCCTAACCAAATTTTTGCGCGGGCGATTTCAAAAGGTAAAAAGATGGCCCGCGGAGGTTCCCGACCGAACTCTGGTCGTAAGCGGATCGAGCCTGCCGTCAAGCGTTTGCGTGGGACCGATCGCAGCGACCGGGATGGCGAAGCGCCGCCGCCGGTTGTCGTGGGCAGCATGCAGGCGCCGATGCACCTGGGCGAACTGGAGCAGCTGCTGTTCGGGTCGATCGTACAGATCCTCGAGCAGCAGGGTCGGGCATCGCCGCACTACGTCGAGATTGTCGCCTTGCTGGCGCAGCGTCTCGGGCAGATCCAGCGCTGGAAGGCCGTGCTCGAGTGCGAGGGCGACACCTATGAGAGCGAAACCGCACACGGACACATCGTTCGCCAGCGACCCGAAGTGAAGATGTTGAGCGATGCGATGCGGCATGCGCACGCTCTGCTCGGCGAATTGATGATCACGCCGGCGACGGCGCTCCGCCTCGGCGAGGGCCAGAAGCCCGAGGACAACCCGTTCAAGGCCCTCCTCGATCTGTAGAGGATCTATGTGGAGACCAAAGACTACGCGGCGATCGCCAGGCAGTATGCGCGCGACGTCGTCAGCGGGAAGCAGCCAGCCTGCAAATGGATTCGGCTCCAGTGCGAGCGGTTCCTCGAGGAGCTGAAGGAGCAGCGGCGCAAAGAGTTCCCCTTCCGCTTCGAGCCTCGCAAGGCTGCGCGGTTCTGCGCTTTCATCGAGTGTCTGCCGCACATCAAAGGGCCGAACGCCCGCGCAAAAGAGGACATCGTTCTCGAGCCGTGGCAGATTTGGATCTTCGCCAACGCTTTCGGGTGGCTGCGCAAGGCCAACGGGCTGCGCCGATATCGGCGACTGTTCCTTGTAGTGCCGCGCAAGAACGGCAAGTCGATCATCGCCTCGGGTGCGGGGCTCTACATGTTCTGCATGGACGGCGAGCCGGGGGCCGAAGTCTACGCCGGGTGCACGAACGAGTGGAAGGCCAAGCTGGCCTTCGAGCCCGCGCAGAAGATGGTCCAGCGGCTATCCAGCTTGCGATCGGCGCTGGGAATCGAAGTGCTGGCCAAAGCGATGGTCCGCCACGCCGACGGTTCGAAATTCGAGACAATGATCGGCAACCCGGGCGACGGGCAGAACCCAAGCGCCTCGGTGCATGACGAGTACCACGAGCACGACGATGACCGGCAGGTCGAGGCGATGTGGCTCGGCATGGGCGCGCGCGAGCAGCCGATGCAGATCATCATCACGACTGCGGGGTATAACCTTGGCGGGCCGTGCTACGCGCTGATCCTTGAGGAGCGCGACAAGCTCGCCGGGATCGGCTGCGAAGGCGGGGTGTTCCCGGTCGACCACGAGACCTTTTTTGTCGAGTACACGATCGACGAGGAGGACGACTGGAAAAGTGAGGCGGCGCTCTGGAAGGCCAACCCGAACATGGGTGTGTCGGTCGGGGCGGACTATCTGCTGGCGCGGCAACGCGACGCGATTCGCAACCATCGCGAGGCGCCGGGGTTCAAGACCAAGTGCCTGAATCTGTGGGTGGCGGCGAAGACCGCGTACTTCGACATTGAGGCGTGGCGGCGATGCCGTGATGATCGGGTGCCGCTGATAGGGCGGGAGCTGCTCAATGTCGAGCAGTGGCGCGGCCGCCGGGCCGTGCTGGGGCTGGACCTTGCCACCAAAATCGACATTGCTGCACTTGAGGTGCTGCTGCTGCCGATCGGCGAGAAGGCAACGCCGGATGACCCGTTCATCCGCGCGGGCCGATACTTCCTGCCGGCAGACACGGTCGAAAAGCGGCCCTCTTACCAAGCTTGGGACGCGGCCGATCTGCTCGACGTCACCAACGGGCCGGTCACCGACTTCGAGAACATCGAGGACGCCCTGCGCGAGCTGGCGAAGTTCCTCGAGATTGACGCGGTCGCGCATGACCCGTGGAATGCGCAGCAACTCGCGCAGCGGATGATGGCGGAGGGCCTGCCGATGCTGGAGTACCGGCAGACGGTGGCGAACATGTCGCTGGCGATGAAGGAGCTCGACGCGGTCACCCGGTCGGGCGTGATCGCGCACGGGGGCTGCCCGGTCATGGAATGGCAGATGAACAACGTCGTCGCGAAGCTGGACGCCAACGATAACGTGTTCCCGAGGAAGCTTGTGCCCGAGGCGAAGATCGACAGCCCGGTGGCGCTGATCATGGCGATGGGGGCTTCGATGGTCGGCACGGAATCGACCCGGAGTTTCTGGGAGGAAATGAACGCATGACATTGAAATCGCCGCAGCCGCCGCTCGCTGAGCGGGCGGCTGCGATTGCGCGCGCTGCGAGCATTGATCTTGCCAGCCTTGCCGGCGCTTTGATGGTGGTGCACGGCATTGACCAGATCCACCGGCCGACCGCGTGGATCGTGGCCGGGCTGATCCTGCTGGGGCTCAGCCTGTTGGCAGCGCGGCGCGCTGCATGAAGGGTTTGATCGGCAGCCTGTTTGCGCCGAGCGCGGCGGGCGAGGCCAAGATGTCGAGCCGCGACCTGGCGCGCCTTATCGGGGGCGGGGTGATGTCGGGCTCCGGCCAGCGCATCACCTGGCAGACCGCGCTGCAGGTGACGACGATGCTCGGCTGCGCGCGCGTGCTGGCCGAAGGTGTGGCGCAGGTGCCGTGGAAGTTGCACGAGGGCGGGCCCGGGCTGATCGAGAAGCGCGACCACCCGGTCTACGATCTGCTCTATCGCCGACCGAATCCGTGGCAGACCAGCTTTGAGTTTCGCGAGACGCTGATGTTCCACGTGGTGCTGGGGGGCGACGCCTTCCTGCAGAAGCTGCGCGTGGGATCGGCGCGGCGGCTTGCCAGCCTCGAACCGTTCGAGCCGGGATACATGCGGGTCGAGCGCGGCGATGATGCGCGGCTGCGGTATCACTACCGGCCTGAGAACGGCAGCGAGCGGGAGATCCCGGCCGAGGATGTCTGGCACGTGCGCGGGCCGAGCTGGAACAGCTGGAAGGGGCTCGACATCACCCGGCTCGCCCGCGAGGCGCTGGGCCTGTCGCTGGCGACTGAGAGCGCGCACGCGGACCTGCACAAGGGCGGGGCGCGCGTTTCGGGGATTTACACGGTCCAGAACCAGCTGACCAAGGATAAGTTCGACCAGCTCGCCGCGTGGATGGACGAGTTCAAAGCCGGCGGCAAACGCGAAGGCGAGACCCTGCTGCTCGACAACGGGGCGAAGTTTGAGAAGACCTCGATGTCGGGCGTCGACGCGCAGCACCTCGAGACCCGGCGTTACCAGGTCGAGGAAGTGTGCCGCGCGATGCGCGTCATGCCGATCATGGTCGGGCAGTCCGACAAGGCCGCGACCTATGCCAGCGCAGAGCAGATGTTCCTCGCGCACGTCGTTCATACTTTGATGCCTTGGTATGAACGCCTTGAGCAGTCGGCAGACGTCAATCTGCTGACGGCCGAGGAGCGGGCGGCCGGGCTCTATACCAAGTTCAACCCCAACGCGCTGATGCGCGGCGCGGCCAAGGATCGCGGGGACTTCTACTCCAAGGCGCTCGGCGCCGGGGGCACGCCGGCGTGGATGACGCAGGACGAGGTCCGCGGGCTCGAGGAGCTGGCACCGCGCGGCGGCGATGCCGACCAGTTGAGCCGCGGCGCAATGAACCCCGAACCGGGCGCTGCCCCTGCAAACGAGGATCCCAATGCGAGCAATTGACCTGGCCCCGATCGAGGTGAAGTCCGGCGGCATCCAGCGCAGCGAGTTTCCGCTGTGCGAGGTGAAGTTTGCCGGCGACGATGGTCAGGAGGGGCGCACCTTCACCGGCTATGGCGCGGTGTTCGGCAACCTCGATTCCTACGGTGACGTGATCGAGAAGGGCGCGTTCAAGAAGACCATCCGCGAGGCCAAGCGCAGCGGCAACTGGCCGGCGATGCTGATGCAGCACGGTGGCTGGGCGATGTCGGCCGACGATCTCACCCCGGTCGGGATCTATACCGAGATGGACGAGGACGACAACGGCCTGTTCGTCACCGGCGTGATCGCTGATACCCAGCGCGGCAACGAGGCGCTGGGGCTGATGAAGATGAAGCCGCGGCCGGCGCTGACCGGCCTGTCGATCGGCTACCGCGCCAAGAAGTTCACGATGGGCACCAAGCCCGAGGAACCCCGCCGGACGCTGCACGAGGTCGAGCTGGTCGAGATCTCGCTCGTCACCTTCCCGGCCAACCCCAAAGCCCGCATCGGCTCGATCAAGTCGGGCGGCGGGCTGACCATCCGAGATGCGGAGAGCGCCCTGCGAGAGGCGGGCTTCTCCTCGAACGAGGCCAAGGCGATTGTCGCCAAGGGCTTCACGGCGATCGATCACCGGGAGGGTGATGATCAGCTCCAGCGTCTGAACGACGCAACCGCCGATCTGCTGCGTGCGCTGCAGATCGGCTGACACCCTCACCCCCCGAAAGGACCGACCATGAAGACCAAGAACCTGCTGGAGCAGGAACGCTCCAACGCGCCCTTCGAACAGAAGGATGCTGGCCTGCCCACCGATCCGGCCGCCGCGATCAAGCAGATCGCCGAGGCGGTCGAGGCGTTCAAGTCCAGCCACGCCGAAGAGATGGCAGAGCTGAAGCGCAAGGGCACGGCTGATCCGGTACTGCTCGACCGCCTCAGCAAGATCGACGATCAGCTCAACAAGGCGACCGAAGCCAAGAACGCGCTTGAGGCGCAGATCCAGGCCGAGCGCAAGGAGCGCGAGGATCTCGAACTTCGCCTGCAGCGCCACAACGTCAAGGGTGACGGCGACGCCGCCAAGGCCGAGCTCGAGCTGAAGGAAGTGAACCTTGCGATGGCGGCGCTTGCTGCCGATCGCCGGCGCGACTTCACCCCGCTCGATCACAAGGGCCTCGAGGATTACCGCAAGGCCCGCGCCAAGGAGCTGCGCTACGGCAAGGACGCGCTCGATGCGGACGAGCTGAAGGCGATGTCGGTCGGCTCGGACGCCGATGGCGGCTTCCTCGTCACCCCGGACACCACCGGGCGGATGGTCAAGAAGATCTACGAGACCAGCGACATCCGCCGCATCGCCAACGTCCAGACCATCTCGACCGACAAGCTCGAAGGGATGGAAGACCTCGAGGAAGCGACCGCAGGCTGGGTCGGGGAAACCGAAGCCCGTTCAGAGACCAGCACCCCGAAGCTGGGCGAGTGGGAGATCCCGGTGCACGAAATGTACGCCGAACCGCGTGCGACCCAGAAGCTGCTCGACGATGCCTCGGTCAACGTCGAGGCCTGGCTGGGCGACAAGGTCGGCATGCGCTTCGGCCGCATCGAGAACTCGGCCTTCGTCACCGGCAACGGCATCCGCAAGCCGCGCGGCTTCGCCAGCTATGAGACCGCGGCCGATGACGGCACCGGCGTCGACTGGGGCAAGATCGGTCACGTGATCTCGGGGGCCAACGGTGGCTTCGCCGCTTCGAACCCGGCCGACAAGATCCATGATCTGATCGGCCTCGTGAAGTCGGCCTACCTGCAGGGCGCGGTGTTCGTCACCAAGCGGCAGGTCGTCACCGCCATCCGCAAGTTCAAGGACGGGCAGGGCCAGTACCTCTGGCAGCCGAGCCTTGTGCTGGGCGAGCCCGAGCAGCTGGCGGGTTACCCGATCGTGCGCGCCGAGGATCTTGCGGCTCTGGCGACCGGTTCGCTCTCGCTGTTCTTCGGCAACTTCAACGAGGGCTACCAGATCGTCGACCGTCAGGGCACCCGCACGCTGCGCGATCCCTACACCGCCAAGCCGTTCGTCAAGTTCTACTCGACCCGCCGCGTCGGCGGGGCGGTGGTCAACTTCGAGGCCATCAAGGCGATGAAGTTCTCGGCCTCGTAAGGCTGGGCCAACAACCTGGGGGCGGCGCCGCGCGCGTCGCCCCTTTTCCTTTCCCCGCGCCCTTTGGAGGCACCCATGCACAACTTCACCCAGAACTTCGAGATCCGCGAAGTCGGCGCGCCTGTCGCCGCCGGCGCGACGATCGACAACAACTCCGACCGCATCGATATGACGGATTACGAGAGCGTGACCTTCATCGCCATGGTGACCGACAGCGTCGCCACCGGCGTTGCCACGCTCACCGTCGAAGCCAACGACGCGGACAGCGACAGCGGCATGGCCGCGGTCACCGGTGCGGCCGCGACTGCCACCTGCGCCGTCAATGACGACATCAACGACAAGATGCTGATCGTCGAAGTCGCCCGCCCGGCCAAGCGTTACCTTCAGGCGGTCCGCTCCTCGCTCACCGCCAACATCGCCTACGGTCCGATCATCGCGATCCTCAAGCCGCGCCGTGTGCCCGTGACCAATCACAGCACCGTGCTCGACCTCGAGCGCGTCAGCGATTAAGCGATGCGCGCACAACGGCCGGAGCGGGTGACCGCTCCGGCCTCGGGCATCGTCACGCTTGCGCAGGTCAAGGAATTCCTGCGCATCGACGAGGACGAGGCCGGGGAGAACGCCCTTCTCAATACGCTGATCGCCAGCGCCAGTTATCATCTCGACGGCTATGGCGGGCTGCTCGGTCGCGCACTGATCACGCAGGGCTGGCGCCAGCGGTTCTCGGACTTCCCCGAGGGGGACGATTTGCCGATCCCGCTGGGCCCGGTACAGGGCACGCCGACAATCAGCTACGTCGATCAGCTCGGCACCCCGACGAGCTTCACCGGGTTTCATCTGATCAGCCTGCCGCTGGGCCCCGCGCTCGAGCTGCAGGATGGGCTGGCCTGGCCGCTGCCGGCGACGCGGCCGGACTCAGTCACGCTCACCTGGACCGCAGGCTACGGCAACACGCCGGCCGACGTGCCCGAGCCCTTCCAGATCGCCGCGCTGCAGCTGATCGCGCACTGGTACGCCACGCGTGAGGCGGTGAACGTCGGCAACATCGTGACCGAGGTTCCATGGGGCCTGAGGCAGACCATCGCCTCGATGCGCGATTTCGGGGGCTGAGATGCTCAAGTCCGGCGCGCTCGATCGCAAGGTGCAGCTGCTGCGCCGGGTCATGGCGCACGATGGACTGCAGCGCGTCCAGATCTGGGAAGCGCTCGGCAATCCCCGGTGGTGCTCGCGTAAGCCGCTCCCGGGAGGCGAGCGGGGGGAGGGCGAGGGGCGCCGCAGCTTTGCGCGCTATTCGCTCTGGCTCCGGCGCGACAGCGTGACCCGCACCCTCACCAGCGCGGACGGCGTCGCCATCGATGGCGAACGGTTCGAACTGATTCAGCCACCGCTTGAAGTGCAGCGCCGCGAAGGCATCGAGCTGCTGGTCGAAAGCACCGGGGAGGCTTGGTCGTGAAGATCGAGGTCGAAGGGCTCGGTGCGCTGCAGGACGCCCTGCGCGAGCTGGGTGATCCCAAGACGGTTCGCACTGCCTTGCGCGCTGGGCTGCGAAAGGCGGCGCAGCCGATGCTGGAGAAGGCGCGGGCAAGAGTGCCGGTCGACCAGGGTGACCTCAAGCGTTCGGTCAAGATGGGCGCAGCCAAGGGCGAGCGGCCCGACAGCCCGGAATTCGGAATCGTGATCGGGATCGATGCCAACGTCCAGCCCGCCATGATCGTGCCGCGCAAGACCAAATCAGGGCGCGGCCTGGGCGGAACCTACCGGGATCCGGGCGTCGCCGGGGTCGGACCGATGAAAGAGTTCGGCACTCCGACCGAACAGGCCCAGCCTTTCATGCGCCCGGCCTTTGACGAGGAGGGCGAGGCCACGATCCGCCGCTTTGGCGAAGTGGCCGGGCCCGAGATCGAGCGGGTCGCCGCGCGGCTCGCGAAACGGCGGGGCGGGGCATGAGCTGGGAAACTGCTCTGGTCGCCCGGCTGATGGCCGCGCCTGCGGTCTATCAGCGCACCGGGCGCAGCATCGAATGGGATGAACTGGCGGCGGATTCCCCGCTGCCGGGGATCATGCTCGAGACGATCACCGATCAGCGCCCGCAGAACCACGATGGCTTCGATCCCTTTTGGCCGACCCGGGTGCAGGTCAACTGCCTCGCCCGGACCAAGCTGGAAGCGATCGCGCTGCGCAACGCGGTGATCGCCACGCTGGTCCCTTACGCCGAGCAGGACGGCACGATCTTCCTGCGCAGCTTTGTCGACGGCGGCGGCTCTGACGCCGCGCGCACCACCACCGGCCGCCTCTGCCGCGAGCGGACCGATCTCATCATCTGGCACAATTAGGAGACCAGCAATGGCACTTCCCCCACTCTCGAAGACCACCCACGGCCACGGCTCCGAACTGTGGATCAAGATCGGCGCAGGCGCGCTGACCAAGGTCGCCGAAGTCGATGACATCCCGGAACTGCCGACCTCGAGCGAGCGCGAGCTCTACGAGACCAGCAGCTTCGACACCGAAGGCATGAAGGAGTGGAAGAAGCTCCCGCTCAAGGACGGCGTGCCGGTCACCATCCGCGGCAACTATGTGATCAACTCGGCGTCCGACGCGCTGCTCCAGTCGGCCGATGACGAGGAGGGCGCGGTCGAATACCGGATTGTCCTCAAGGAAGGGGCGGACGTGTTCCATTGCGAAGGCGCCTCGCTGTTCTACAACCTCAAGCGGATGAACCCGAAGGATGCCAAGCGCACCTTTGAGATCACCATGAAGCCGGTCTCCGCCGCTCCCATCACCGAGGCGCCCGAATGAGCCGTCTCGACGAAAAGCGCTTCACCGCGCTGGGTCAGGAATGGATCGCGCGGTTCGATTTCAACGCGACCTGCGCGATCGAGGACGAGACGGGCCAGGGCTTCTATGAAGTCGTCGCGCCCTACCTCGTCCAGCTTGACGAGCACGAGCGGCAGGATCCGGGCAAGGTGCTGGAGGTGCTCAAGGGCATCCGCAACAGCACCACCCGGATGGTCCTGTTCCACGCGCTTGCCGATCAGCACGATGTCACGCCCGAACTGGTGGGCAAGATCATCCAGGACATCGGCCGGCTTGAAGCGCAGCGGATCGTCACCTGGGCGATCGTGCGCGGGCTGGATGGCGATGCCGACCAGCTCGAGGACGCGGAGGGAAACGCGGCGTCGGCCCCGAAGCCGAAGCCGAAACGCCCGAAGCGCGCCGGCGTGCATGGCTGAAGCTGCTCGGCCAGTGGTGCGCCACCGGGCGCACCGAGGCCGAGTTCTGGCGCCAGACCCCGGCCAGCTACGGGGCGATCATGCGGGCCTATGTCACGGCCCGGCAGACTGATCGCGAAGAGCAGGTCGGGGCCAGCTGGCAGCACGCCCGGATGATCGCGCTGGCCCGGATCGGCAAGCTCGGCCCGCTGGATGACTGGCTGAAGGAAGTGCGCCCGCAAGCCAAGCGCGGCGTGCGCGACATGATCCTCGCGCTGCAGGACGCAGCAGCGCGGGGCGCACCCATCACAATTCGGAAAGTGGAAGGCTAGGCAATGGCAACGAGGATCGGTTCGCTGCTGATCCGCCTCGCGGTCGAGCACGGCATTCTTCAGGAAGGCCTCTCCCGGTCCGAGCGCGACGTCAAGAAGACGATCAAGACCATCGAGCAGCAGGCGCAGCAGGTGGCCGACTTCGGCAAGAAAGTGGCGCTGGCGGTTGGCCTGCCGCTGCTGGGGCTGGCCAAGGCCGGGATCGACGGCGCCATCGCCCAGCGCAAGGCGGTCGCTCAGGTTGAGACAGCGCTGGCCAGCATGGGCAACGTCGCGGGCCGCACCGCCGAGCAGCTGGTGGCGGCGGCCGACGCGATGGAGCTGCGTTCGCTTTACGACGGCGACGTCATCCTGTCGCGGGTGACCACCAGCCTGCTGACCTTCGGCAAGATCGCAGGCGACCAGTTCGACCGGGCGCAGCAGGCCGCGCTTGACATGGCAACCGTGCTGGGCGGCGATCCGCAGGCGGCGGCGATCATGCTGGGCAAGGCGCTCGATTCCCCGCTCAAGGGCCTGACGGCGCTGGGCAAGAACGGTACGATCCAGAAGGAATGGATCGATGCCAACAAGGCCCGCATCGCGGCGATGATCGAAGAGGGCCGCCTTGCCGAAGTGCAGGCGATGATCCTCGAGCAGGTCGAGCGGCAGTATCGCGGACAAGCGCAGGCGGTTGCCGATCAGGATCCCTATCGCACCTTCAAGGTGATCCTCGATCAGATCAGCGAGACCCTTGGCGAGGCGCTGCTGCCCTACCTGATGCGGATGCGCGACGCGGTGCTGGAAAACCGGGAGAAGATCCTCGAGGCAGCGCAGAGCGCGGTCGAATTCGCCGGATCGATGGTGCGCATGGCGCAGGCTCTGGTGCCGCTGGTGGCAGGCTTTGTCGCCTATCGCGTCGCGCTGGTGGCGGCGACAGCGGTGCAGGCGATCTACAGCTCCTCGCTTGTCGCAGTGGCAGCGCGGGTCGGGGTGCTCAACACCGCGCAGCTGCTGGCCGCGCGGTCGGCCCGGCTGTTGACGGCGGCGCTGGTTGCCAACCCCTTTACCGCTGCGGCGGTGGCGGTGGGCGTGCTGACGGCGGCGTTCCTTTCCCTGCGGGATTCACAGGCGGCAGCGCGAGCGGAGACCGACAATCTCATCAGGTCGCTCGATGCCGCGATCAAGGCGCGGGGGTCAGACGTGGCTCTCAAGCGGGCTGAAGCGGATGCAGAGAGGATGCGGGCGCAAGCGCGGTTGACGCAGCTTGAGTCCCAGCTCGGTCGGCAAAAGGGTGTTGGCGCTGGGTATGCTGCGCAGGCTTTGGGGCCAGAGATTACAGACCTGCGGTGGAAAGTCATCGAACTTGAAGCGAGTGTCCGCCTCGCCGACCGGACCCTGAAGGACATGGAGCGCACGGCACGCGATGTGGCCGTTCCCGTCGCCCAGTCCGGCGTTGCGGCAGAGGGCGCGGGCAAGAAGCTGCGCGAGCTGGGCGGCGGGGCCAAGGCAGCGGCCAATGATTTCCAGAACCTCTACAACCGGCTGTTCCCTTATGAAGCCGCGATCCGCCAGCTTGAGGCGGACAAGGTGCTGATCCGCAGCCAGAAGGCCCTGACCGAGGCGCGCCGGGAAGAGATCGTCGCCGCGCTCGAGCAGGAGCGCCTGCGCAGCCGCGTGCGCAGCCTTGGACCTGCCACGGTTTCAAGCTGGCTCAACGAGGAAGTCAGGCTGGTCGAGGCAGCGACGGACGATATCGGCAAGTCCTACGAGCGTCTTCAGGCCGAAATGAAGTCGGCCAAGATCCTGAAGGAAACGGGGGACTTCGCCGCTTCGGTCAAGGTCTTGCAGCAGCAGGCGCAGGTCAGCACGGTGGCGATCGCCGACAGCTTCCGTGACATGGCCGACCGGACGTTGCAGGCCTTCGACCGCCTGACCAGCGCGATCAAGGGCGGCGGGTTCCTCGACATTCTCAGCGGGCTGGTCGGGCTGGGCGTGCAGCTTGGCAGCACCGGGCTTTTCGGCAAAGGCATTGCCGCAAACATCAATGCTGCCCGGATCCCGGGCCGCGCCAACGGCACCGCGTACCACCCGGGCGGGCTGATGATGGTGGGCGAGCGCGGGCCGGAGATCCTCGCCGCACCGCGTGGCAGCCGTGTCGTCCCCAATCACGAACTGCGCGCGGTGGAGAGCGCACCAGCAGTGGTCAACAATTACTACACCCTGCCCTCGGACGAATTCTGGAGCCGGGTCGATGGCCGCGCCGCTGGGGTTGCCGCGCCGATTGCCCAGGCCACCACCGCCCGCGCCTTTGGCCGGGCGCAGGCGGCGCAAGAGAAGATGCTTGCGTGATGAAGGTGATGAACCGGCGCGCAGCGCCGCAAGGCCGACCGGCCGCCGCGCCTTATGGCGCGAAGCCAAGCGGGGCGGATGCTCCGCGCCCGGCGCTTGAGGGCGAAAACAAATGATCACCCTGCCCAACTACCCCGGCCCGGCCGAGGCCAGCTTCGAGCTGATCGATTTCGGCGGGGTCCAGCCCGGCGTGCTGGGCGGGAGCGATCAGCGCGTCAACCGGCTTGGCGGGCGCTGGTCGATGACCGTCACCCTGCCGCCGATGCGCGCCGCGCTGGCCGAGGAATGGGCCGCCGACCTTACTGCCGCGCTTGAGGAAGGCGCGGCGATGCGGGTGCGCGAGCCGAACGCACCGCTCTCGCCGGTCGCCACGCTGCTGGTCGCCGGGGCGGGTCAGGCGGGCGGGACGCTGGCGGTGGATGGAGGAACGCCGGGGGCGGTGCTGCGCAAGGGCAAGTGGTTTTCGATCCTGACCGGCGGGCGGCGCTACCTCCACAAGCTGGGCGCGGCGGTGGAGCTTGACGGGACCGGGGCCGCCGACCTGCCGATCAGGCCGCGCCTGCGCGTCGTCCCGGCGGACAATGCCGTGATCGAATTCGCCGCCCCGGTGATCGAAGGCCTGCTGGTCACCCCGCCGGGCTGGACCATCGACCGGGGCCGGATCGAACGCGGGATCACCTTCACCATCAGGGAGCGGAAATAGATGGCGCTGACTGACGCAGCCATCACCATCGCCGGGGTGCTGGAATGGCAGGTGCCCGGCGGCGATGTGCTGCTGGCGGATGGTGGGATTGTGCGCTTTGATCCGGGCGCGGGCACGCTGACCTTCTCGGGCGAGGACGCGCGGTTCGGGACGCTGGCCGCCGTGCCCGAGTTCGAGACCGGGGTGGGCGACATGGTCGAAGGCGACAGCCTGACCTTTGCCCCGCCTGCCGAAGCGGCGCTCGCCGATTGGTGGCGCGCTGATCTGGAGGGCACCCGGCTGCGGCTGTGGGCGGGCGAGGTTGATCCGGGGGACGGCGTGACCCTGACCGATCCCGAACTGATCGCCGACTGGGTGGTCGACACGCCCTCGCGCGAGCAGGCTAACGGGCAGGACCTGCTGGTCGTCAGCTTCATCACCCGGCTGCACAAGCTGTTCGAGACCCGGCAGGGCAACACCTGTTCGGATGCGCACCACAATTCGATCTGGCCCGGCGAGCGCGGGTTCGAGAATTGCACCGACGCGCAAAGCTTCTTCGCCTGGGGCGCGGCGGCTCCGCCTGCTGGCGCCAATGCCGGGGTCGGCGCGGGCGGCGGCGGTGGTGGTGGCGGTGGCCGCGATCCGACCTTCCCCAATATCCGGTTGTTCTGAGGAGTCCCGGCGTGAACCTTGCCGAACGCCAGCGCGCGACCGAGCGGACGCTGGCGCGTTTCGATGGCCGCGCCTTCAGCTGGGCGGGCGCGAACTGCATCCGGCTTGCGCGCTGGCAGGCGGTCAACATGGGGCACAAGCTGCCGCCGATCCCGCGGTTCCGGTCTGCGCTGGGGGCCAAGCGGGCGCTGACCGCGCGCGGGGCGGAAAGCGTCACCGCGCTGCTCGATCAGCACTTCACCCGCCTGCCCGGCCCGGCCTTTGCCTGGCTTGGCGATCTGGTGGTCGGCCCGGCCGATCCGGCGCACGGACTGGAGGCGGTCGGGATTGCCGACGGGCAAGGCAACGTCTGGGGCTGGAGCGAACAGAACGGCCACGCGCACCCGGTCGCGATCCTGATGGCCAACGCCCAGCTGACGGCTGCGTGGAGATTGTAACCCGATGAGACTGTTTCAGCCCCGCCGCGCAGCTGGCGCAAGCGCGACCGCGCGCCCGCAGCTGCTCGCGCGCAGCGCGAAACGCAGCGAGGACGAAGGCGCGGATGCGCCTTCGCAACACAAATGAGCGGCTTTTTCAGAGCGGTCGGCACCGTCGCCGGGGCGGTGGCGACTGTCGCCGCCTTCGTTCCGGGCGGTCAGGCGATTGCCGGGATCGCGGCGGCGGTCTCTGCTGTGTCGAACACGCTGGCCCAGATCACCGCCAAGCGGCCCGGCGCGCTGGGGCAGGTGCAGGGCTTTGTCGTCGGGGCCAATCAGCCCCTGCCCTACCTCATCGGCGAGGCCTACACCGAAGGCGTCGAGATCTACAAGGAAGGTTACGGCGGCGAGCGGGACGATGTCCAGAACCCCTTCGCCTTCATCCCGCGCGTCCTGAGCTGCTGCGGCCCGATCGAGGATATCGGCCCGAGTTACGTCAACCACGCGCTGGTCAGTTTCTCGGGCTCTGTCGGTTCGGTGCGCGAGGCGACGGGCTATTACGAAAACTATCTGTGGATCGACGAGCAGCTCGGCCAGCGCCCCGAAGCCAGCGCGCTGGGCACCCCGTCGGGCTGGGGAACGCCGACGCGCTGGGGGCCGTCGCACAAGCTGTCCGGCTTTGCGGCGGTGGCCTGGAGCCTCCAGTGGTCGAAGAAGGGCAGGCGGTTTGCGGGCGGGCAATATGGTCCGCTCGGCAAGGTGCCCAAGGGCGTCAAGGTCTATGACCCGCGCGCCGATTCGACCTATCCCGGCGGCTCCGGCCCCCAGCGGATCACGGACGAGAGCACCTGGGCCTATAGCCGCAACCCGGCGCTGCACCATCTGACCTATGCCTATGGCCGGTTGATGAACGGCAAGCCGATCTTCGGCGTCCGGCTGTTCGATCCGGCGGCGATCAATCTGGCGCAGCACGTCGCCTGGGCGAATGTCTGCGATGCCAATGGCTGGACGGTCAACGGGACGATCTTCGAGCCGGGCGACAAGTGGAACAATCTCAAGCGGATCGCCGAGGCGGGGGCCGGGCAGCCGGTGCCGGGCGCGGTGCTGGGCGTGGATTATCAGGCCCCGCGCACCAGCCTTTACACCGTCGGCCTCGATGATCTCGCCGGGCCGATCAGCGCCGCCCAAGGCAAGGGCTGGAAGGCGCGGCACAATGTCCTCAAGGGCAAGTTCCGCTCGCCCGCGCACCAGTGGGGCTACGTCCAGGGCGCGGAAGTCCGCAACGCTGACTGGATCGAGGCCGACGGCGAGGAGAAGGTTGACGAACGCCAGTTCGATCTGGTCACCGACAAGGACCAGTGCGCCGAGCTGACCACCTATGATCTGTGGCAGCGGCGCGAGGCCGGGCCGTTCCGGGTGCCCTGCAAGTGGCACATGCGCGCCTTCCGCCCCGGCATGTGCATCACGCTGGGGGCCGATCTGGGGGCGCTGCCGGGCGGCGCGGCGGTCAAGGTGGTGATCCGCCGCCGCGCGCTCGATCTGGTGAACGGCACCGTCACCTTCATCTGCGAGGCCGAGACCGATGCCAAGCACGTCGCCGCCATCGGCCAGACCGGGGCCGCGCCGCCAACCATTGCCTGGCCGACGCCTGAAGAACTGGAGACCACCTTCGCCATCAACAACGAAGCGCCGGGGGAAACCCTGGCGCTGATCACCGGGCGCGCGATGGTGGACGCCGATCCCGCCGACGGGCTGATCCAGGCCACCGCCGACAGCATCACGATTGAAACCCACACCGCGCGCTACGCCGACCGATCCGTCAGCGTGACGGGCGCGACGATCACCACCGAGGACGACGGCACCACCGCCATCGCCCCCGAGACAACCTACTTCATCTATTACGACAACTTCGCCCGGACCGGCGGCGCGGTGAGCTTCAAGGCCACCCGCAACCCGGCGGTTGCCTACACCAGCCCCGACAATCCCGGCCGGCATTACGTCGGCTTCATCACCACCGACGTGACCGGCGGCGGCGGGGTCGGCGGCGGCGGCACGCCCCCGCCCGGCTTCGGCGACGAATGGAACACCAACCTGCCCTGATCCCCCTCTCTGTCAGCTTTCATCGGAGGCCAAGAATGACCACGATCACCACCCAGTTCCCCGAGCTTCTCGCCGTTGCCGAGCGCGACGGGCAGGGCGGGCTCAAGATCGAGCCTGTCGCTATCACGCGGGGCGAGCAGCTGACGGTGCGCTGCCATCTGCCCGCGCATCCGGTCTATGACGACTGGACCGAGGGGGCCTTCAAGGCGGTGCTCAAGGCCTCGCCCTCTGCCGATGCGCCCGATCTGGCGGAGTACACCTGCACCACCGGCACGCCTGTCGGCCTGCTTACGCCGGTCACGATGATCCTGCCGGTCAGCGAGCATGGCGACCTGCCGGTCAAGTCCCCAGCCACCGCGCTGGCCGAGGCGTTCCTGTTCCTCGCCTTCACGCCGACGGGTGGCGCGGACGACACCATCGCGATCACGCGCCAGCTGGTGAAGGGGTGAACCGATGGGGATGAAGCAATTTCAGATCCGGGTGCTGGGCACGCCGATCCTCGCCAGCTGGAGCTGGGACAGCGTGGGCGATGACATCGCCTTTGCGCAGGTCGCCGCCCCCCCCGCCTTCCCCACCGCCCCCACAATCACGGGCGAGGCCAAGGTCGGCGCGACGCTGACGCTCAACCCCGGCGTGGTTGTCGGCGGGACGGTGCGGACGGTCGAGCTGCTGCGCGATGATGAGGACGCTTTCGGCGACGTCATCGATGACGAGGCAGGCGAGACTTTCATTCCAAGCGCAGGCGATATCGGCGCATCGCTGCGCATTCGCGTTACGGCGGAAGGGCCGGGCGGCACTGTCACCGCCACCAGCGCGGCCTTTGGTCCGATCACCGATGTCCCGCTGTTCAAGATGGCAGGCACCGGGCTGCGCTTGGCGACATCCTCGGTCACTGTCGCGGAAGAGGGCAACCGTTACGCCGTTGCCGACATCGCCATCGGGATGCCCGACATCGATGTCACCGAGATCGCGCTGTTCTTCCCGACGTTCTATTGCACCGTCAACAACGAGGTGCAGTGCCCAGCGGGCTACACCATCGAAGGCATCGCCACGCGCGCGGGCAATGGCGGATTGCGCACGCCCGGCACGATTGACGGCGGCACCGATCCGGTGGTGATCGACCCGGCCAATCCTGCAACCGCTTATGGCAAGTGGATCATCTTCCGCCCCGCCGCCCCGATCCCGGCAGGCACGACCCAGATTTTCACCGTCAGCTATTTCATGAACGCGGGCGAACAGCCGTTTTCGCGCAACCCGGTCAGCTTCGTCGGGCTGACCAGCTTCATCGACGGGGGCACGTTCCTTGGCGAGCGCTATCAGGTGCAGGCCACTTCGACCGTGCCGCTGCTTTCGACCAACACCAACTTCACCAACGCGGGCGGACCGCGTCCGCCTTACCCGTCGATGGGGATGATGCGCGGCGAGGCTGAAGAGATTGAGGATTCGGCAGTCGGCATCGGCGATTCGATCCAGTATGGCTCGGCGCAATCGACCTCGTTCCGGTATTTCACCTCGCGCATGGCCCACGGGCAGATCGAGATGGCGCTGGACGATAACGGGTCGAGCCGCCGCATTGCAGCCAACATCATGGCCATTCCGGGATGGTCGATGTTCCAGCACTCCAACCCGACGTCCAGCCTGCGCCAGATGTGGGCGCTGGAAAAGGCGCGCGAGCTCAACGGCGGGCGGCGCATCGCCGACATGGTCTGGTGCGGGCATGGGCGGAACTCAGCGACGGAGCCCGTTCTCTCGGTGCTGACTGCCTTGGCGCGCGGGCTGGCGAGCATGTGGCGCGGTGCCATCGGGGTGGAGAATGCGCCGCTCTATTGGGTCGGCATGGTCGCCGAACCGACCAGCACCGACATTTTCCAGACGGTGGAAAACCAGAGCCCGAGCGGCGCGCAGGCCGTGTTCCCGACCGGCACCCGCTGGACCTTCAACGCCGCGCACGAAAGCCCGACCGGGGAACTGCGGCTTGATGGCACCGTTACCGACAGCGTGCCGCTCTGGCCGGTATCCTCGGTCAGCGCGGAGGTGCGGGATCGCTTCAAGGTGCGCCCCTTCACCTCAGTGCTGACCAGCCCCTATTCCGGCACCGGCCCGATGTTCATGGCCGATGCGCCGCCGGTTGGCGCGTGGATCGGGTTCGATGCCGACGGATCGCTTGAACTGGGGAATATCGTGCAGGCGGTGACCGGGTCCGGCCCCTATGAAGTTTCCATCAGCATCCCCGGTTCACCATCGATCCCCAGCGGCGCGATTGTGCAGGAACGCTGGAACGATGGCGGGGTCCACCCGTCGCCTTTGGCGCATACGCTTTACCGCGATGCGATCATTGCCAAGAAGGTGGAGTTCGGCTTCACCGTCCCGCCTGCCGCGCCGACCGTTTCGGGCGTGACGATCACCGGCATCCCGCAGGACGGGCAGACCCTGACCGCTGGCGCGACCATCACCGGTTCGCCCGCGCCCACCGTCAGTTACGAATGGGAGGACGGGGCCGGGGCGACCATCGGCACCGGCAACACCCTGCTTCAGAACGCAGCGACCATGGGCCTTATCGCCGGCGAAACGATCACCCTGCGCGTCGGCGCGACCAACGCCTCCGGGTCTGACGAGGGCACCGCCACCATCACCTTCGAGGTCCCGCCTGCGCAAACGCTGGTGCAGGGCGCGACGGCGGGCTACTTCGTCGATCCGGCCAACGTGCCGAGCGGGACAAGCCGCATCACTTTCCGGGGAAAGATCAAGCTGCCCAGCCTGCCCGCCACCGCTGGCGTTGCGCCGCGCCTGTTCACGCAGGAAAGCACCGGCTGCGATCTGTGGGTGGGCACCACCGGCGGGCTGTTCGCCACGGTCGAGGACAGCGGCGGGGTGGCCCGGCTCAATGGTTTCGTGCTCGCAGGCGCGGGCACGATTGACGCAGGGGTCGAACACGACATCATCTTCGATGTCGATCAGGCGGCCAACGAGGTCCGCCTGACGGTGGACGGCGTGCTGACGACGACGGCCTTCACCACGTCGGGCAGCGGCACCTTCCAAAGCAACCGCGAGGTCAGCTTCCTTGCGACCACGGCAGGCGCGACCCCGGTGCCCAGCGGCACCGAGTTCCGCGATCTGTCGGTGGAGTTCAACGGCACGCTGCGCAAGGCGATTCCCAACAACGCCGCCCTCGCCAACGCCGATGCCTGGCACCGGGGCGGCGATTTCACGGCGCTGTGACGATGAACCAGTCGGACCGCGAGGCGCTGCGCGCTTTTTCCGAACAGCTGACCGAGGTCACCACCGGCCTCAAGGCGCTCGAGACCCTCGGCAAGAAGGAGACCGTCGACGCGCTCGAGGGGCTGGTGCGGGTGGCGCCGACGCTGGTCAAGCTGGCCGAAGGCTACAACGCCGCCGGCACGGTCGGCGGGTGGTTCGGCAAGATCATCAAGTGGATCGCTTCGCTGGCGGGCCTTGTGCTGGCGCTGGCGGCGATCTTCTCCCTCTATTTCGGAGACAGCAAATGAACCTGCCCTTCAAGCCCGCCGATCTGTTCGGCACGTTTCGCCGGATCCTTGGCCGGGGCCTGAGCCAGGCCGAAGTGGACAGCATCAATGCCGTCCTCGAAAGCCGGGCCAAGCCCACGCCGCCCAGCGAACCCGAGCGCGCGTTTGTCCCGACCCGGCTCAGCGAACAGGGCGAGCAGCTGATCAAACGCTTCGAAGGCTGCGCCCGGTTGCGGCCTGATGGCCGGATCGAGGCCTATCCCGACCCCGGCACCGGGGCTGAGCCCTGGACGATTGGCTGGGGATCGACCGGCGCCGATCACTTCAACGGCGGGCGCATCCGGCGCGGCACGATCTGGACGCAGGCGCAGTGCGACCAGCGCGCGCGAGAGGATTATCAGCGCTTCGCCCGCGAGGTCATTGCCGCGCTGGGCCCGGCGATCAGCGCCACCAGTCAGGCCCAGTTCGATGCGCTGGTCAGCTTCCACTACAACACCGGCGCGATCGCCCGGGCGACGCTTACCCGCAAGCATGTCGCGGGAGATTACGCTGGCGCGGCGGCCGAGTTCGCGCGCTGGAACCGGTCGGGCGGGCGCGTGATGGCTGGCCTGACCCGCCGCCGCGCTGCCGAGGCCGAGCTTTACCGGGAGGGCACCTGATGCCCGCCGCAACCGCCAATCAGGCCCGCCTGCTGCTGGGCGCGGGGTGTTTCCTGCTGGTGCTCGTGGTGCTGGCGATGGTCGCCTTCATGCCGGACCTGCGCAAGGACGAGCTGTTCCGGATGATCGCCCAGGCGGTGGTGACGCAGGGCTTTTTCGGGATGGTGGTGGCCTTCTGGTTCACCGGGCCCAGCGACCGGAGGGACCAGTCATGAGGACGATCGCCAGCTTCCTTGCCGCCGCAGGATGGCGGGGCCTTGCCAACTGGATCTGGATTGCGATTGTCAGCGCGATCGTTGCAGCAATCTGGACTTTCGTTGCGATTGCCGATCGCCGCCACGAGAACGCCCTCGAGATCGCGGCGCAGGGCGGCGCGGCCGCTGCGGTCAGCGCCGGCCAGACACAGACCCTCGATCAACTGGGAGACGCCAACAATGCCGAACAGGAACTTCGTGAGCATGGCGAGCGCAGCGCTGCTCGTTTCGACCAGTGCCTGCTCGACAACCGGGACAAGTCTACCTGCGAGCGATATCGCCCCGCAGCGCAGCCTTAGCAGCTGGTGCCAGGGCGACGGCCCGATCAGCTACAGCGCGGCGCCGGCGGCCGGCGTCGACGATCCCGGCAATCGTCACGACAGCGACGAGACGGTGACCGAAATACAGGCGCACAACGCCCGGTACCGGGCTGCGTGCCCGGAGGGTGAGGGGCGCTAGGTTTCTCCCGAGGCCGGGAAAAACCGTGCTCCAGATGGGGGTATCGCCGGGGGTATCGCCGCGCAGCGCGCAGCCGGAGAACCGCAGAACTCCGCCATTCCGCCGCGCCACCGGGGCGGAGGGATTATCCGCGCCGGTCAGGGCGGCGTGATCTCGCAGTAGTGGGTTACTTCGTCGACCGGGCCGCCTTCTCGCGTATCGTTCCAGCCCGGGCCGGAATCGTACCAACGCTCTTCAGACCATCTGACGACGAGGGCCAAACATCCTTCCCAGACAAGCACGTCGCGCCCGTCCTTGAGATGCCCTGGCATTTCGGCAATGGACTTCCAGGGAATCATCGGAACGGGCTTGTCCCGCTGATCCAGATCGGCGGGTGGGTCGGGCCCCAGCAGTTGAACCAGACCACGCCGGTGCGCTGCACCTCGGCCAACTCCTCGGGGCTGAGCTGCCACTTGCTGAGGCAGTGGGTCTGCCCGTCGAGATCGCGGTAGCGCAGCACCGGCAGGCCGTAGACCGTGCCGGCCGCCGCGTCCTCGGGCGTCGGCGCGCCGAGCGTCAGGTTGCTTTCGGGGAAGGCAATGCCGGTGGCCATTATCCGACTTGGGCCTCGAGGATCATCCCGCGCAACCCATCACACACGCCGTAGCTGAGTGTTGGCGCCACGCCGATGGCCCTTTCGAATATGCCGATCAGATCGCACTCGATTTCGTGTTGCGAAGGGTGGCCCCTGAAGTCGGCCGAGATCCAGACTACTTTCACGAGGGCCTTATATGCTAACCAACGCCGCGGCGAAAGCCGCCGGTGCGCAGGCGCGCGCCTACAAGCTGCATGATCAGGGCGGGCTGCACCTGCTGGTGCGGCCTACGGGCACGAAGAGCTGGCAGCTCAAGTACCGCTGGCAGGGAAGGGAGAAGCTGCTCACCCTAGGCCAGTTCCCCGAGGTCAACGTCAGCCGCGCGCGGATCCTGCAGGCCGAGGCCAAGGAGCAGCTCGCCGCAGGCGTCGATCCCGGCCGGAAGACCGCGGCGGCCGACACGCTCGAGCAGCTCGCGCGGCTTTGGTACCGGGCCAATCTGCCGGGCTGGTCGCCGGCGCATGCCGAGGACGTGCTCGCCAGCCTCGAGCGCGATGTCTTCCCCGAGCTGGGGGCCACCGCCGCCGATCTGATTACGCCGCGCCAGCTGCTCGCGCAGATCGAGCGGGTCGCCCGACGCGGTTGCCGCACCAGCGCGCACCGACTGCGCCAGCGCCTCGCCGAGATCTTCGCCTTCGGCCGCGCTCACGAACTGGTGACCGGCAACCCGGCCGCCGACCTTGGCGCGGCGATGCTTGCGCCGCCGCCGGCGCGGCCGCACCCGGCGCTGACCTCGATCGAGGAATGTCGCCAGCTGCTCGCCGCCTGCGAGGCGGATGAGGCTCGGGCTGTGACGATCGCCGCTAGCCGATTCCTTGCGCTGACGGCCGTTCGCCTCGCCGCGGTGCGCGGGATGCGCTGGGGCGAGGTCGACCTCGCCGCGCGGGTCTGGACGGTGCCGGCGGCGCGAATGAAGCTGGGCCGGGAGAAGAAGGGCGACGCGCGGTTCGATCACGTCGTGCCGCTGAGCGCGGCGGCAATGGGGGTGCTCGAGGCGGCGCGGGCAAAGTCGGACGCCGGCCAGGTCGGACTGGTGTTTCCGGGCAGGATGTTGCAGCTCAAGCGGGTGGCGCGGCAGTCGGACGGGCGATGGTTCTTTACGGCGAGGCCAGCCCCGATCGCGGCCGGCGCCATCCGTGAGCTTTACGAGCGCGCGGGCTTTGCCGGGCGGCACGTTCCGCACGGGTGGCGCGCCAGCTTCTCGACGATCCTCAACGAGGAGCTCGGGCCCGAGTGGCGCTTCGACATCGATGCCGCGCTCGGCCACGCCGGCAAGGGCAAGGTCGAGGCAGCCTACAACCGCTCGGCCCAGCTGGCGCGCCGGCGCGAGCTGTTCGATCGCTGGGGCGCGCTGCTGGCGGGCTAGTCGGCCGAGGGGAAGGGCAGGCGCGCAATGTGCAGTTTGTGGGCTTCGCGCTGCGCCTTCTCCTGCTCAAGGTCCCAGGCCTGTTTGTGGGCGAGCAGCAGATCCGCAAGGTGATCGCCGAGCAGCGCGCCCAGGCGATAGATCAGATCGCGGGTCACCTCGTGCTTGCCATTGAGCGTGTTGGTCAGGCCGACACGATTATAGCCGAGCAGCTCTGCCGCCTGCTTGGCGCTCAGACCCCACTCCGGCAGCACGACGCGCTTGATGAATTCACCGGGCGACATCGAGAGCGGCGGCAGTTCGTCGACGCGCATCTCGGCGGGATCGGTGATCTTGAATTCGGAACTCGGCTGCTTGGTCATGAGTCGCTTCTCCACACTAGCTGTGTAGCGCATCACCTTACACTGGGCAAGGAAAAAGTAGGGCGGCGCGCTACACATTTTGCGAATGACGATGGGCCGCGAGGGCGGCCTTGCGGTGGGCGGGCTAGGGCCGGGGTTTCCCCCGGCCCGCCGGGCCTCAGTGATAGTCCTCGTAATCGAGCACCGAGACTTCCTGCGCCTTCACGTCGACCCTGAAGGTGAGGCGATAATTGCGGGTGACCACGAGGCTCCACTTGCCCGGGTAGCCCGGCACAAGTTCGTGGGCCTTCCAGCTGGGGACTTCCGTCAGCTGAAGCGGGTGGGTCATGACCCGGATCGCCGCGATCATCTCGACGATCTTGCGGGTTTCGAGGGCATCGAGACCCTTAACCGAAGTGCGCTTGGGGTTCTCCACCAGCGCCTTGATCCGCTTATCCCTGACCGAAACAATCTTCATTTCCGTTCTCCTTGCTGTGTATAGTGATGCTATACACCTGAGGAACGGGGATGGCAAGAAAAAAGTAGTGCGACACGCTACTTTTCATACCCTGCGCGAGCAGGGGTTGCCGGGGTACCAGCCCGGCGAACCGACGAGAGCGACCTCGTCACGACACAGCTGGCCTAGCTGGGCCGTCCCGCACCCGCGCAACGGGTGGGACCACTTAAGGACTGTTCTCGTGACAATTGAAAAACTTGAAACCACCAAACCGGTGCGACCTGCGGCCGGGTACATCGGCGGCAAGCGCAACCTCGCGCAGCGGATCTGCGCCATCATCGAGCGCGTCGAGCATGACGGCTACGCCGAGCCCTTCGTGGGCATGGGCGGGATCTTCCTGCGCCGCCGCGCGCGGCCGAAGGTCGAGGCGATCAACGATGTCTCGGGCGACGTCGCCACGTTCTTCCGGGTGCTCCAGGAGCACTACCCCTATTTCATCGACATGCTGCGCTGGCGGATCGCGAGCCGCAATGAGTTCGAACGGCTGCGCGGTCTCGATCCGGCGCGGCTGACCGACCTCCAACGCGCCGCGCGATTCCTCTACCTTCAGCGGCTGGCGTTCGGCGGTAAGGTCGTCGGCCGGGGCTTCGGGGTGGACAGCCGACAGGGCGCGCGCTTCGACATCGGGAAGCTCGAGCCGATGCTTGCGGATATCCACGAACGGCTGGTCGGGGTGGTGATCGAGCAGCTGCCCTTCGACCAGTTCATCGCCCGCTATGACCGGCCGGGGATGCTGTTCTATTGCGACCCGCCCTACTGGGGGTGCGAGGACGATTACGGCGCGGAGGTTTTCGCGCGCGGCGACTTCGAGCGGCTGGCGGCCATGATCCGGGCGGCGCGCGGAAAGTCGGTCCTCTCCATCAATGACACGCCCGAGGTTCGCGCGATATTCGCCGGATTGCACCAGCTGCCGATCGAGACGACGTACTCGATCTCGACTGCAACCGGTGGCGCCAAGCGCGTCGGCGAGCTGCTGATCAGCAACTTCGCGCTTCCCCTTCCCGGGTGATCCCTCACGTCACGGGCGAAGGTCAATTCTGGCACGGACCTTGCGGTCCGGCCCCCGCAAAGCCCCGGCGGCGGCGCAGCCGCCGCTGCCCTGCGGTGCGGCTGGGTGGTTCTTCGAGCTTCTGTGAGCCGGTGGGGTCGGGCCGGACCTTGAAAACGCATGGCCTGACCGCTTGTCAGGCCATTCCTTTCATGGAGAACGAAGTTCTCCCCCGGTCTCTCGGGCTATCGAGGATTCGCGCTCCTCCACCAAGCGCGCAAGTCGTTCGAGGCGTTCGCCCAGGAGGCTGTCGCCCTGCCAGGTCGCCTGATGCCATTCGCGCAAGGTCAGCTGATCAAGCTGCCGTTCGAATTCCTCGCGCGCCTTCTCGCGGTCCCAGGCGATGCAGTCGGGCATCGGCGGGCGCTTGCCCCCGATCTCGATGGCGAAGAAGCTCTGCAATGCCTTGGGGATCAGCAGAGCGTAGGCGTTGGGGATCTGTTCCACCAACGGCCCGCCGGGCTGGGGGTTCTCGATCGGTCGGGAGCGCCGGTACCACTGGATGAAACCGTGGGCGCGCAAGGCCTTGAGCGCGCGGTGCACGGCTGAATAGGATCGGCCGAGCTCGTCTGCGATCGTGGCGATCGCGGGCTCGAGGCGGCCGGTGAAGTAATCGACCCGGCTCCACAGAAACTCGAGCACCTCAAGCCCGACGTCGCCCAGCAGGCCGCGCCGGCGCTTCTCCGCCTCTGCCTGCCGCTTGCGCCGCGTCTCGCGCTCGAGGCGGCGGGCGGCCTTCAGGATCAGGGCTTGCAGGCGCTTGCCGGTGCGGGCCGTGCCGTCGCCATAGCGCCGCCAGATCCGCTCCTCGCACTGGCCTTCGTAGTAGCTGTTGCGCCAGACCGGCTGGCCCGATCGCGGACTGTCACCGCGCTCGAGCTTCAGCCGGGTCTTGCGTGAAAGCGGCGCGGCCGCAAGCTTGGCGGCGAGCAGGCCGAAGGGGGTGGCCTCATTGCCCCGTGTCGTCGGCGCCGTCACGCGGCGCCTCCAGCAGCTGCGCCCACTCGCAGGCCAGCTCGCGCCGCCTGCCCATGTACGCCGCCCGGTTGTACGCCGCCTCGACGTCGTCGCGCATGTGGGCGAGCATCAGGTCGATGATTGCGCGATCCTCCGGCCGACCGGCCTTGGCCGCGCGCTCGTTCATGATGGTCGAGAAGCTCGCCCGCCAACCGTGCGGCACGTGACGGCCGCGATACCCCGCGTCGAGATAGAGCTGGCTCAGCGTCGAATCGCTGATCGGCTGGCGGCGGCTGACACCCGGGAAGAGCAGACGCTGTTTCGAGGCGGGCCCGCCGGTCAGCGCCATCGCCTTGCGTACGATCTCGACCGCCTGCGGGGCGAGCGGGACAAAGAAATCGAAGGCCGCGTCGCTCTTGTTGCGCAGACTGAGTTTCATCTTCGCGGCCGGGATTCGCCAGACCGGCTCGGCCCCGTCCAGATCCCGGAACTCGGCTTTCTCGGCCATCCGCAGCGGCCCTGGCCGAACGGCCGTCAGCGCCAGCAGGCGCGAGGCCAGCTTCGTCCCTTCCTGCGCGCGGGGCAGGCCGTCGATCGTCTTCAGCAGCGCGCGAACCTCGGGCAGGGTGATCAGCGCAGGCCTGCGGCTGGATGGCATCGGCACCAGCGCGCGGCGGATGATCGCCGCCGGATCGGTGTCCGCAAGGCCCGCCGCGATCGCCCACACGAACACCTCGGACACGTGCCCGCGGACCTCGTGCGCCATCGTCACCGCTCCGCGCTGCTCGATCCGCCGCACCGCCTCCAGCACCATGGGCGGCGTGATCTCCCGGATCGCCTGCTTGCCGAGGTGCGGAAAGACATTCGCCTCGAGCCGCGTCAGCACCTGCTCGGCATACCGCGGCGTCAGCGTCTTGCGCTTCTTCTCGTGCCAGCTGCGGGCGATCGCCTCGAACGTCTCGCCATACTGCACCTGCACCCGCGCGGCGCGGCGCTGTGCCCCCGGATCGGTGCCCCCAAGCAAGACAACGCGCGCCTCGTCCCGCAGCTCGCGAGCGCGCTTGATCGAGATCAGCGGATACGGGCCAAAGGTGAGCCGCTTCTCCACCCCGGCAAAGCGGTACTTCCACCGCCAGCTCTTGCTGCCGGTGGGCAGCACCTCGAGATACAGGCCATGCGCATCCGCCAGCTTGAACCGCTTCGAGCGCGGCTGGGCATTGCGGATCGCGACGTCGGTCAGCAA